AAATGACATATCTTTAACTAAAATTGATAGATCTGCTTATGCTGCACTACCTAATAAAGGATCTCAAGGACAACCATCTCAATATTTTGTAGATAGACAGACAACCCCAACTGTAAATTTATATCTTGCCCCTGATGCTTCAACATACACACATTTAAAATATTATACAATTAACAGAATTGAAGATAGCGGTGCCTATACTAATACTGCTGATATTGCTTACAGATTCATTCCATGCATGGTTTCAGGTTTATCTTATTATTTATCTTTTTTAGCTAATCCTCAACAAACTTCTAATTTAAAAATGGTTTATGAAGACGAGTTACAAAGAGCTCTAACTGAGGATGGCCAAAGAACGTCTGTTTACATTTCACCACAAACTTTTTATGGAGATGGAGTATAATGGGTAGATCAGCAACAGGAAAATATGCTTTAGCAATATCCGACCGATCTGGTCAAGCTTTTCCATATAGAGAAATGGTAAAAGAGTGGACAGGAGCTTTTGTTCATATTTCCGAATTTGAACCTAAACATCCTCAACTAAATCCAAGAAATCCTGGTGCTGATGCACAAGGTTTAAGAAATGCAAGACCACAAAATTTTCCACAAAACCAAACAGGTGGTGGTAATATGGTTGCAGATTTAATTTTACCAGGAGATTTTGCTTTTCAATCTACAGGTATGGAACCTGATGATGGATCAGCACAAAATAGAAAACGACAAGCAAATGCTATTGTTGGAACAGTAGGAGTTAATATAACATAATGGCTATATCACATTCAGATTTTTTAACACAAGTTAGAAACTATACAGAGGTAGATGCTAATGTATTATCAGATTCATTAATAGATCAATTTATTACTAACATTGAATTAGATGTAGCTGGTAAAGTTGACTATGATGATTTAAGAAAATATGCAACAGCTAGTTTTGTAACTGGACAAAGATATTTATCTATGCCTTCTGATATGATTTTATTAAGATCAGTGCAAACAATAATATCCAACACAAGAAAATTTTTAGAAAAAAGAGACGTAAGTTTTATAACAGAATTTAATGCAAGTGGATCTGCAGGCACTCCCGAATATTACGCTTCATGGGATGATCTTACTATTGTTGTAGCTCCAGCCCCTGATGCTACTGCTTCAGCAGGTCAAGTTCAAATAAACTACATTAAATACCCTCCTCATTTTACTTCGACTAACAATACTTATCTTGCAACTAATCAACAATCATTATTGTTATATGGTGTTTTAACTGAGTGTTTTTCTTATCTTAAAGGGCCCATGGATATGTACAATCTATATAAAAGCAAGTATGATACAAGTATCGAAGCTTTTGCTCTACAACAAATGGGCAGAAGAAGAAGAGGAGAATACGATGATGGAGTTCCAAGAATAAAGGTTCCTTCACCATCGCCATAAAATTTTTAAGGAGGAAAATATGGCAATAACAACTAACGCAATATGCAACAGTTTCAAAGAAGAAATTCTTGAAGGTGTTCATGATTTTACACCAACATCAGGAGATGTTTTTAAATTAGCTCTATACACTAACTCAGCTACTATTGGTGCTGACACTACTGCTTACCCTGGAGACAGTACAGGCGGACAAGTGGGTGACACTGGTCAGTATGCACAAGGAGGCGGTGCATTAGTAAACGCATTAGTATCTTTACAAAATACAACAGCATTTGTTGATTTTAATGATCTATCGTTTACTGGAGTAACATTAACTGCAAGAGGTGCTTTAATTTATAACACATCAAACTCTAACAAAGCGGTAGCAGTATTAGATTTTGGTGGAGACAAAACAGCGACAGCGGGAACGTTTACAGTTCAGTTTCCAAACGCAAACGATACACAAGCTATTATAAGAATAGCATAAGGACGTTAATGAATGTCAAATACATGGGGTGCACTAAGCTGGAATCAAGGTAGTTGGGCCGCACAAGGCGATATAGGTCTAACTGTTTCTGGTATTAGTGTAACCTCAAGTATTGGAGACGTTTCAATTGATAATGAACTTCAAATAGGTTGGGGTGCAGACACATGGGGTGAAAACTCATGGGGTGATTTATCAGGTGTTCATCTAACAGTTACAGGCATTTCGTTAACCTCTGCGATAGGAGGTGTGGCTAGTTTAGCTGATGGCGATGTTCCAGTAACAGGTATACCTTTAACGGCTACAAACGGAGGAGTTGATGCTTTTCCAGTTTCAAATATACAAGTTAATGGAATAAGTGCATCTACAGCTATTGGAAACTCATCCATGGGTCATGGAATTCCAGTAACTGGATCTTCTGTAACGACTGCTGTTTCATCTGTAACAATCGATGATGAATTTTTAATTGGAGAAGGTTGGGGTAGAGATACTTGGGGTAACCTTGTATGGGGAGATAATTACACTGTCAAAGCAGCAGATGGCACAGGAATACAATTAACTTCTAGTATAGGAAATGAAAATGCATTTTCTGACTCTGATATACAGGTTGATGGCATTGGATTACAATCAGCTATAACTCCAGTAGGAACGTCAGCAAACTCAGATAATGAAATTGCACATAGTTTCTTAATTCAAAGTTCATTAGGTGATGTAAGCGTAACTGGAATAGGAAACGTTGATGTAAATGGTATTGGTTTAACCACTTCCATAAGTCCAGCTGAGGGAGGAACTATCCAAGAAGTCCCTGTAACAGGAAGTCAGTTACAATCAGCGATAGGAAATGAGGATACAGCAGGAAATGCTATTGTTGAGGTATCAGGTATTTCTGCAAGTTCAAATATTGGAAATATTACACCAGTTTCTGGATACGATGTTTCAGGCAGTTCTGCAGCCTCTTCTGTTGGATCTGTTACACTAACTGGAAATGCAAATGTTGTTCCTACAGGCATAGTATTGACAAGCGGCACTATTGCCCCTAATATTATAGCATGGGCTGAGGTCGATACTGGAACCCCTGTAACATGGACAGAAGTTGATATTGCAGCCTAATAAAAACAAAAGGAGAATTTAATGGCATCAAGTTTTTCAAGTGATCTAAAATTAGAACTAATGCAAACTGGCGAAAACGCTGGTACATGGGGTGATAATACAAATAATAACTTAAATCTTATTCAACAAGCTATTGCAGGATTTGAACAAGTAACACTATCAAGTGGTGGAACTTTAGCTTTAGCAATGACAGACAAAACTATTTCTAACGCTAGAAATATGGTAATCAAATTTGCGTCTGCATCTATTGCAGCTAGTACAGTTTGTACCATTCCTGATAGCATAGAAAAATTTTATATTTTTGATGTCACAGCAATAACAAACCCAACAAATTTAACAATTAAAACTGCATCAGGAACTGGATTTACTTGTGACCAAGCAAAAATTTATGCAGCATATTCTGATGGAACAAATTTAAATGAAATATCATTGGACACTCTTGGTGGAACTGTTGCTGCAGCAAATATTTCTGGAACTATAGCAACAGCACAAATTGCTGACAACGCTATAACAAGTGCAAAAATTTCTGATAATCAAATAGTAACTGCAAAAGTTTCTGATCTTCAAATCACAACTGCCAAAATTGCAGACGACTCAATTACTCCAGATAAACTTTCAAACACTTCTGTAACAGCAGGCTCATATGAATTAGCAACTATTACAGTAGATGCTCAAGGAAGAATTAATGCAGCTTCAGCTGGAAGTGCAGGTGGAGGGTTAGTACCTTTAAATATTCAAAACGGCCCATCAAGTGGAACTCTTTCTATGCCTAATCAAACTACAATTTTAGCTTATGCCGTATCAGGTGGAGGCGGAGCAGGAGGAACACGAGGTCAAGGCTGGGGAGGCGGAACGGCTGGCCGAGGTGGTGACGGAATGTTTGCTGTAGTAAGTGGAACAGTGTCAGCTCCTTTTTCTCAACCATTTGCAGTTGGCGGTGGTGGTGGTGGAGGGCCTCCAGGAAGAACATCCCCAACGGCAGGAAGTTCAGGAGGAGCAACTTCAGTAGATACTGTGTTTAACTGTAACGCAGGAACAGGTGCACCAGGAAACCCACAGGGATCTCAAGGCACAGTTCAAGCTCCAGGAGGTACTGTTAGTTATTCTACAAATTCATCAAGTGCTGACGCAAGAGTAATTGTTGGAGGTGGATTTGGAGCAGGCGGAAATGCGTCTTCAGGTGGAATGGATAATGGCCCAGCAGGTAACCCAGGTCAAGCAGGATTCATGGTAATTTACGGAGGATAATTAAATGGCAAAATGGTTTATTTTTGAAAATTCTATTTTAAGTCACATAACAAATGATGACACAAAAAAAGATAACT